AAGAAACTGAGGCAGTTGAGGAAGTAACGGAGGCAGTTGAGGAAACTGTTGAAGAGACCCCTGAGACTGTTGAGGAAACAGCCGTGGCAGAGACAGAGGAAGCCGTAGAGGAAACGGCAGCCGAAGAAGTCAATGTCGTTGAGATGAAGATTGAAGAACTTAGCAATGCAGTCGCTGCAATTAGCGAGCAAATCAATCAAATTACTGCCCTTGCAGATGCAGTCACAAAGATTCATCAGCAAGTAAGCGAGGTCTCCAAGAACCTCTCAGGTGTGAGCAGAGAGGTCACAGAACTCAAGGCACAAGACAACGAACTTGGAAAGCGTTATGAAGCACTAGAAAAAGAAACTGCTTTCCGCAAGTCTGCTGACTTTGGAGAGGTCATGCAGTCTCAACCTATCAAGGTTGAAAAATCACTATGGGATGGACGTTTCCTCGGCAAGTCCGACCTATTCTAATAACAGGAAAAATGACGGAGGTGAAAAGAATTATGTCAGACGAAATTACTACAGAAGAGACTACAGAAGCAGTAGAGTTTGAGAAGGCCGCAGGCGATCAGGTACAAGGTGCCGCAGATCGTCAGGGCGTTAAGCCAGGTGTTAGCCCAGTTGAGAACGCAACTGGTAACCCAGGAACAACCGCTAACGTTGGTAACCCAAACACTCATCACGCTTCAGGTTACATTGGCGTAGGTGGCGTGGGCCAGCAGAACGATGGCGACGCACTCAACTACGGCAACATGGGACAGGCACTCAACCCACAGGCAATGGGAGCACCATCACCAATCGACATTGACCCTTCAGGTCAGGTCGGTGGAGGCGTACTCAACCCTGAGCAGAGCCGCCAGTTTATCGACTACGTTTGGGACGCAACCATGCTCGCCCGTGACGGTCGTCGTATTACCATGCGTGCAAACACAATGGAACTAGAGAAGGTTAACGTTGGTCAGCGTGTCCTACGGGCCGCTGCACAGGCTGACGGTTCCTACGAGAACGCAGGAGCAACTTTCTCCAAGGTGGATCTAGCAACCAAGAAGTTGCGGCTAGACTGGGAAATCTCAACAGAGGCACTTGAAGATAACATCGAAGGTGCAGCACTTGAGGATCACCTAGTACGCTTGATGACACAGGCATTTGCCAACGACATCGAAGATCTCGCTATTAATGGTGACCTAAGCCAGAATACTGACCCCTTCCTAGGGATCATGGACGGCTTCTGCGTGCAGGTGGACGAGGGCGGTCACGCCGCTGTTCCACCAGCCTTTGCTAAGGCAGCAGCAGTAGCAGGCGAAGCCACCACAGTAGATCAGTACGCACAGCCAGTAGGCGACTGGGATCGTTTTGTTAACGACGGTGGAGTTCCCAAGGAGACCACCGCCGCAGGCGACCCAATTTGGGACACAGAGACAATGCAGGAGATCATCCTCGCAATGCCTCGTAAGTACCGTGCAATCAAGAGTGGTCTACGCTTCTACGCAGGTAGCGACACCTTTGCTAAGATTGTTGCTTCCAATGGAACAGGAACACCAAATGGTTGGGTTCCATCAACTGAGCAGTACGCAAATGCTTACCTTGATGGAAACGCACAGGAGTTCGGTGGCCCACGGGCTACTCGTGTCCTAGGCGTACCCGTCCTAGAGGTTCCCTACTTCCCAGAGGATCGTGTGGAACTAACCTTCCCCGCAAACCGTATCTGGGGAATCCAGCGGGACATCACAGTCAACCGTGAGTACCAGAACAAGAAGGACACAATTGAATACACAGTATTCATGCGGTTCGGCATTGCCTGGGAAGAGTTGGACGCAGTTGCAGTTGCAACCGTCTAATTCCTCACAACAATGTTGGGGGAGGGCTACGGCCCTCCCCCTTCAAGCATTTGTGGTATAATAGAAACAATAGTAGTTAAGGAGAAAACTATGGATTTTGATAACATGTCAATCAAGGAATTGAGGACATACGCAAAAGAGCACGGTATCAAGTTGCAAAGCGCAACAAAGAAGGCCGACATTCTAGCCATCGTAAAGACTAATGCTGAAGCAGGCATTGAAGAAGATTACGATGAATTGCTTGCTAACGCAGAAAACGAAGGGCAGGCAGTATTAACCTCAGACAGAGAAGAAGCACGCAAGGCAAAGGAACAAGAAATTATCGCAGAGCGTGTAATGAACACAGACATTGATGATCGTAAGCCAACAGGAAACGATATGGCTGTTTGTGTTTACTCTGAAAAGAAGTATTCATCTTCTCATCTAGGAAAACTAGACATCGGATACAACATCGTAAAGTCAGACCTAGCAAAGATCTGGGTACGTCTTCCTGATGTCCGTCTAGCAGACAAGGAAGAACTACAGCGAGCACAGGCAGCAGGCGTAAAGCCAGGGCAGCGTGTCGGCGGCAAGGGACGTAGAATGTAATGAGAGTTTATCGTCAGCCCCCATTCCCATTGGCTATTGAGATCACAGGTGGAAACGCCAATACCAACTACGATGTTGCTGTTCTTAATAACCATACGGAGTGGGGGACGACGGTGACTAGCGATGCTCTAGGCACGCTAAACATCGAACTTCCTAACTACCCTTTTGCTTACTACGATGAAACTTACGCTTTAACTATTCAAACAGAGAACGCACTTCCCTTTATTTGGAACGATGGACGCACAGACTTTGTAGAGGATCTTGAGATCTACCGCCCACTTTGGCAGGTAGATCCAGACGATCCAGAAGACGTAGCAAAAGAAGCACTCATCAGGGCAGTCATTGATGCCATCACAGGCGGCTTCTACTACACAAGGGAATACATTGAGGGGCAAGGACTAGGAACAGACTTCTATCCAACACCAGCATACACCAGGGATGTGCTTGAGGCTTGGGAAAACAACGTTCATGTTTTCAAGAAATACATTGAACTTGACGATCAGGGAGAACCAGAGTTTGTAAACTACTACCCCTACCAAATGACAAAAGATCTTACAGCAATAACTATCGGACACAATTTTGAGCGTGTTGCCGTAGCATCCAAACCAGTCCGTTTCCACAGGGGCAATAGTGATTCCTACGAAACACATCACTATCGCTCACCCTTCTTCCCTGATGGTTTTTACTACAACTTCCTTCTTGCTAATGGATGGGTAACTATTCCTGACGACATCAAACTTGTAGCAGAACTTCTCAAAAAGCAGTATGAGGATGAGGGAACTATCGGCGGTAGCGAGATGGACGACTACATCACAGAGTATTCCACAGATCAATTCAAGTTAGTAATGGACTCACGAGCAGGAGAGAACAAGGGATTTGGCTCCACAGGCAACAAGGCCATTGACGTTATTCTACAAAAGTACATCAACAAGGCAACACACATTGATCGCCTTGGGGTGTTGTAAATGGGACTGAAACTCCCCACCTTCCTTTATCTTATGAGTTGTGATGTTTATTACGCAACTTATTTAGATGCCGCCAACTCTAACCAAGAAAACATCTTACAAGATGATTTTGGAAACGTCATTGGTGGTGTGGGACAAAATGAGTTTGGCGAGTCTGTAAAGATTTGGGGACTGGACAGAAACGAACGGCAGTCCTATTGGAACGTAATGGGAACCGTAAACCTACAAGACCTCAACGCAGACACCGCTTTTGAATACAAGAAGCGTCTTAATGGTCGCTTCAAATACCCCTCAGATCCAAGGGTAGGGGATGATGGATCAGTCCATCCCATCAGCGACATTCTTATTACAAACATCTGTAAAAAGGGAGATTTGGGAGACAAGGAACTTCATCTAAATGCCGATGGTAGCCCAACAGTATTTGAAGTTATGAGTGTCGATCCATTTATTGATCCTTGGGGCGACATTGAATATTACAAGGTTTTGTTAGAGCGTGCTGACGACCAGACCATTTTGGATGGTGTATGATGTTAAAGTTTGATCTTAATGATTTTAATAGGCAGATGAAAAATGTTATTGAGTATTCTAGAGGATTTGCTAATGGTGCAGAGCAAAACGAGCAATACTTTAATATGCAACTAGCAGAAATTATCAAAGAAGCATTCTACAAATATGTTGATAGCGTTGCTCGCCTTGAGCCAGACCGCCTACACCACATCTACGAATGGGAACAGACAGGTGTGGATAGTGCTCGCCTATTTAGAATTGAGGCATTTTCAGGTCGTCAGTCTATTCGTTTTGTAACAGAGTTTATGCAGAGCACATCGACATCTCCATCGGCCAATGAGCCCTTTGTTGATAAGGCATCTGTTATGGAGGCAGGCACAATGATTACCATTACGCCTCGTGGTGAGGGGCCATTAGTGTTTGAGGGTGACGATGGTGAAATGGTTTTTACAAATGAAGAAGTAACCATTACAAATCCTGGTGGTAATGTAGCAGGCCAGTTTGCGGCGGTAGCGAAAGAATTTTTCACCAACTACCTAGATAAAGGAATGTTACAACAACTAATGATGGAATTACAAAACCCTGTTGAATTTGCACAGGGATGGGGCAAGCAAATGAACTACTCAACAGGTCAACGGCAGGCAAAGAAGTATTTAACCATTAAGGGTGGTGTTCAGTAATGGCTCTCAAAGATGTTGTTCCTATTGTACCAGCAGTCCCTATCAACCG